AAATTTATTGATGTTGATTGGGATAATCACATTATAAATCATGAGCCGAATATAACTTGTCACAGTTATGGGGGCGATGAGGGTCTGTGGGAAGTAGCTTTGATTGGGCCTACTGGTGACATATGCTATGACACGCCCGTGACTGATGATGTTCTTGGTTACCTTACAGATGATGAGGTACTAGACCTTGCCGATATTGTATCTGGCTGGGAAACTGAGACTATCATAACCACCAAATATGTGGGGCGTACTTGGAAGCGTCACGCCCTTCCCGATAGCTTATAGAATCTATAAGGAGATTCTTATGTTATATGAAGATCATTGTAATCACGGCATAAATAATTTTTTATTTGCTGTTAATAACTTAGATGTATATCGTCACGAAAATAATTATGGTGGCGACGAGAATATGTTTTGTGTTCGGTTCGGAAATAAAAGTTATGAGTATATTACTTTAAATTGTGCGTCTGTTGAACGACGAATAAGTTTTGATAGTAAGTATGGTGATAAAGAAAGTATTTGGAAAGGTGTAAAAGATCTATTGATATATAATAATTTATGGGATACAACATGGGATCTCACCCCTGAAATAAGAGAATTAAATTAACGTGGGCTTCTACGTCTTTAAAACCCCTTTACAGGGTAAAGGGTTTTAAAGACTTAAGAAGCCCACCACCGTGACGGAGGCCGAGATGAAATTTCGTATGACGTACATGAATAAATTACACAGTGTTGATCTGCCGGTCACCGCCGAACAATTAGATAACTGGCAGAAAAATAGAATGACGGCGGCAGAGGCCATGCCAAATCTTACTCAAACCCAACTTGATTTTTTGACGCATGGTATTTACCCAGATGATTCTTTCTTTGATTCTATTGAGGAACTGAATGATGTATGACACTCATGCCAAAGCCGTGCAAAATTATTCTAGATTGTCAAGCGACAACCTTGCTGATGTTGTGTTGATGGTTGTATTGAGTATACAACAGCCGTGGTTTGCGGTTGGCGACCAGCTTAAAGATGTAAAACTAAACGGCATCGACTCCAGATTTATATGGGGCAACAAAGCCAAAACATATAAGTCACTCATGTCTCGCAAAGAATTTATTTATTCTCAGTATCTTGCGGTGCTTAACTCAAATAAATCTGATGATGATAGGGCGCTATCATTAATGAATGTATTTTTGCAAATTGATGGGTTAGGTATGGCAAAGGCTGGCTTTGTTTGTCAGCTAACGGCGGGGCTTGTCGGTTGTATTGACATCCACAACATTCGGATGTACAATATCCCGATGAAAGATTTAAAATTATCTAAGTCTTTAAAGTCAAAAGCTATAAAGAATCGTCGTGTTATGAATTATATTTCTATATGTCACGACATTGGTACAGAAAAGTTATGGAACACTTGGTGTAATACTCTTGCTACCAAGTCTAAAAGATTTGAGGATGGCTTTCATGTATCCCAAGTACATTACAGCTATCTTCAAGATGCGGTAAACCTTTAACTAACTGGAGACATATTATGTCAGATGTAATTTCTATCTTTGGTACTCATCGTCCAGCAGATCCTTTTGCTGGTAAAGGTTATGGCGTTGCTGATTTTCCTGTTGCAACCCGCCCAATGCTTTACTTCAATGATGACACCAATCAATGGTATGAGTCATCAAAAGTTGCTGTTGTTCGTACAGATACTATGGACGAGCTTGGTGTTCATGGTAAAAACTACAAGCCTGTTGCACCCCGCGAATTAATTGACGCTCAACGTGCAATCATTATGCGTAGTGGTTTGAGAACTGACGGTATTATTGAAAAGATTGAGTGCAGTCACAACGGTGCGGCGACATTTGTAAAGTATCGTTTGCCAGAGCATAGTTATCTTACTCCTGACGGCGACAACGCCACTCTTACTTTGTTGGGCGTGACCTCCCTCAATAGTACGTTTGCTTTTATTATGTCAGCAGGCGCTCATCAATCTGCTTGCTTCAACGGTCAAGTATTTATTACCGGCGAGGCTGGTTTGTTCAAGGCTCGACACACTAAAAACTTGGACATCAAACAAGCCTCTCGCGCTATTGTCAAATCTCTTGAGGTGTTTGAAAAAGAACGTGACTTGTGGCAGACTATGTACAAGACTCCGGTTACTGAGAAACAGGCTATGTATACTTTTGCAGAGGCCGCTGGCTGTCTTGATCTAGTTCAGGCCGCAGTTCACGAGAGCGGTGTATCTTGGTCAGCAGTATTTGACAAGCTCCCTCGACTGAATAGTGCGTTGACATATCTTGCCAAGGCTTGGAGTCAGTACTCTCAGAAGATGGGCAAAACTCAATGGGCTGTTTACAATACACTAACGGATTGGTCTACTCATGCTCCAGCACCTACCAAGAAGTCTCAAATCAACATTGCTTCGGTTAATCAGAAGCGTTCAGAAGTCGTTCGGAAGGTATGCAACTCTGATGTCTTCCGTATCGCGGCCTAATAATGTTGATATCGAATCTCTTGTTCAGTTTTATATTTATATCAAGCCTCATCCTGATTACAGTGGCTTGGCTGGAGCTTTAAAAGAGCTTCGTTTCACTGAGTCAGAGATCTTTAATATCCTTCACAAAGTTCGTGAAGGATATTATTAAATTAACGCGCCCTTCGGGGCGCTTTTTATTTGGAGAAAGTAATATGTATTATGTAACTCCCTACAAAAACAACAACGGCGATATGGTTATTTGGCGACACGTTAAAAGACTAAAAGATTTCAAAGCCGATGAAGGTGTTGAGTATCTGGTCGCTAAGAATAAAAAAGAAATGAAGATTGATATGGGTAGCTCGTTGCCAATCTATATTGGATTGAATGGTGAGCTAAAGAAATGTAGTAGCTATGCGTTGTTTTTATTTTAGGAGGGTTTAGGAATGAATAGGTTAGAAGATCTTAAATTCTGGAGGCAGTTTTTCCGCGATCAAAAGGCAGAACATCTCAGATCTTATAGACGCTATAAGAAAATTTGCGGTGAAGATGATAGCCTAACTATGTTTATGAAGGGCTTTGCATCTGGGCACACCTCTATAATTTCTGTGTTAGCTAGTCTTATTGCAAAAGAGGAGGCTCAAGATTATGGGAACAGCTAGTATGTATGGCAATCAAGTCATGGAAGCAGAGCTTGACTGCCCTTGGATGACAACGGATGTTTTGATTGAGTTTGTACATCATGGTGACGAGGAAAACTTAGTTGAAATTGTTTCAGTTAAATCGCACGGAGTTGACATCACTAGCTGGGTCAACATTGATTATATGTTTGATCTTGTTCGTGATTACATAGACGAAGCTGACTACCATTGGTCAGATCATGGAGACTGATGCGATGGACAAAAGCCGTATAAAAGAATTTTTTATTCTTCTGCGTCACTCGCCTGAGTATTTGTATGCTTTGGTGATAGTGACTTTCTTTTCTATTGGCATTCTTATTGGTAATTATATTAAATCAGGAGAGATCTTTTGAAAAAATATATTCATGTCAATCAACATAAAATTCGTGCGAACAAAAAACATGGTACGGATGAGCCTGTAATTACAATTAAATCAGGGCGCAGTAATACTTACTGTCACGAGGTCGAAATACTTGGCAACAGTGTGATAAAATATAGCGGCAACGGCAAGCCGATACTATCTTGTGGTGCGCGTGTTGTTATTGAAACCGAATCCGATGTAAAAATTGTGAGGTAACGATGAGCATTGATGATGCAACCCCTGAAGAATGGGACAAAGCCAGATCTAAAACTATAACCGGAAAACTTTATCACCCTGAAGATAAACATCATCCGGTCACAAAACCCCAGCACTACAACAAAGGTGGGATAGAGGCTATTGATTATATTAAACAACAGCTTGGCCCCGGCTTTGGAGACTATTGTGCTGGGAATGTTATGAAGTATCTTCATAGATTTAAATACAAAAATGGAGTGGAAGATCTGAAGAAAGCACAGGTCTATTTAAGTTGGTTGATCGAGGATCAAACAAAGTGAAGAAACTTCTTAAGCGTCTTAAACAAGACAACGAATTTTATTACTCTGATATACATGGTCGCAGGCATTATGCTAATGTTATGGCGGCAGGCTTGGAGCTTGCTGACTACTTCAAACTTAATCCAAAACTCTTTAAGTACTTTGCGTATCTCCATGATTCTTGTAGAAAAAATGAAGGCATTGATCCTCAACATGGTCAACGTGCGGCAGAGTATATTGAATCTGTGAAACATTTAATTGATTTGTGTACAGCAGAGCGTTGGATGTTGCAATCAGCTTGTGCTATGCACACATCTGCAAAACCATGGGACGGACATAAATATACTTTGTTTGAGAAATGTGCTTTTGATGCAGACCGCTCTGATATAGGGCGTGTTTGTTTTGCTGTTGATCCAGCATATTTATTTACAACACGAGGCAAGGAACTTTTTACTGATGAATTTAAACAGGCTTGTGCGTAGCGCGTCAAATGATGAAGACTATTGTTCATATATAATAAAAGAAATTGATACTCGTCAATGGACAATGGAACAAATATTTAAATTATGGGAGGAGGCAAAGCAATCTGATCTAACAGTATCACAATTTATTGAACAACACAAGAGGAGTGAACATGAACTTTGATGACTATCAAATAGCCGCCGCATCAACGGCGCTGTACAAAGATAAGTTTTATCCGATTGCATCTTTGATGGTGGAGGCGGCTGAGTTATCCGACCTCTTTATCAAGCCGATGTTGCGGGGAGATAACCGCAAAGTAGAACGCCAAGATGTAATCTCAGAAGCCGGGGATGTGCTATGGAATCTTGCCATGATCCTGAAAGATCACGGGGTTGACTTGTCTGAAGTAGCCGCGTATAATCTCTCTAAACTCCAAAGTCGTGCTGACCGTGGAGTGATTCAAGGATCTGGAGGTAATCGTTGAAGATTATTAAAGGTAATTTTGGTAGTAATACAAAAAAATCTTTAAGTGAAAAAGTCACTGAAGGATTAGACACACTTCAAAAGTCTGAAAATACCGATGAAGTTTTAAGATATCCTTTTATTTTAATTGTTGACACGGGTGAAGACTTAAAAGTTGTGTCCGATGTTGAGATGGAAAAGTTTAATTTAATGATAGACTTAGTAAAGATGACAGTTCTTACTGGCAATTATGATTAGGGGGAGGTGTGGAGGAGGAACCATTTAATATTGAAGATGCGTTGTGTCGGGCATTTGTTATGGGCTTAGGTACTAGCCTGCCCTCACCACAAGCAATGAAGAATATGATTAGTTGGATTAATATTCAAGCTCGTAAAGAGCAAGAACAATTGTCAACTGATTATGTGTATAAGTGCATTCCGCGCTACATTACTTTTCTTTTTAATAAATCGTAGGAGATTTAACTATGGCTCTTGTTGAAGGTGTTGCATATTGGGCATCCGTTACTACACCAAACACAACTTACACTCCGGTGTATACTGTGAATCTTGTGGTGACTGATGAAGTCGCAAATGATTTTAGATCGCGTGGCTTCACAGTTAAAGATATGGAAGAAGGCCCTGCACATCTTATCAAGCGTAAAGTAAACGGCCCTAATGGAATGATCCGACCAGCACCAAAGCTGTTGGATCAAAACAAACAGCCGTTAAATACCAGTGTTGGCAACGGCAGTAAAGTTAAAGTACAGTACAAAGAGTGGGAGTCTACTTGGAATGGTACTGTATACAAAGGCTTGGACTTTCAAGCTATGCAAGTGCTTGAGTTGGTAGAGTATGCCAGCCCTGACGGTGCAGAGTTTGATATTGTTGACGGCGAAGATGGAGATGAACTCTGATGTGGAGATACACACACGAGGACAAAACTTATGACGTTGAACTGTTGTCTGGCGAAGGTCAGGCAACATTTCAGCTTTTAGCGACTGTCCAAAATCGTATTGATAATTTTCAATCTGATCTTACTATTGCTCAAGCGGCGGCAGTCGCATTACACCAAAAGATGCAAGAGTATTTAGATGAATCTGCAATTGTCGAGGACAATGCTACGGAGGAATAAACATGGGCGACTTTGTGGCCTATCAAAAACCTTGTCCAAGTTGCGGAGGCAGTGATCCTGTCTCCGTAAATTCAAACGGTTCTGCAAAATGTTTTAGTTGTGGAACCTTTTTCAAAGACTACGAATCTGCAATGGGAGGCAACGTGGCAGACTTCAATAGCTTTAAAAGATCTAACGACAATACTCCCTTCACCAACAGCGTTTATCACGCACTCACCGACAGATCTATCTCTCTTGAAACCGCAAAGAAATTTGGTGTTCGTTCAGTCAAAGACGAGCAGGGCAATATTATTCAGCATCACTACCCTGCATACATTAACAATGAAGAAGTTGCTACGAAGGTTCGCAATGCAGATAAAACATTTACTTGGTCAGGCTCACCCAAGGGAACTGGCCTTTTTGGTCAGCAAGTGGCGCAGGCGGGTGGCAAATATATTACGATCACTGAAGGTGAATGTGATGCTATGGCGGCATACGAACTTCTGGGGAGTAAATGGCCGGTTGTATCTGTTAAGAATGGAGCACAGGGCGCGGCACGGGATGTCCAAGAAAATCTTGAGTTCCTTGAATCGTTTGATACGGTGGTTATTTCTTTCGACAACGACAAGCCCGGAAGAGAAGCCGCCAAGAAAGTGGCGCGTATTATCAAACCCGGAAAGGCCAAAATACTTACGCTCCCTGCTGAGTTCAAAGACCCTAACGAAATGCTCAAGCTGGGTCATCACAAAGCTTACGTTACTGCGTGGTGGGCTTCAAAACTTTACACACCGTCTGGGATTTTAAACGTCAGTGAAGAGCGTGAGAATTACAAGAAGCGTGAGCGCAAAGAATCTATTCCGTATCCTTGGAGTGGACTCAATGTAAAACTGGACGGCTTGCGGCAGGGCGAATTGATTACATTGACGGGCGGCACAGGCTTGGGTAAGTCTAGTGTTACTCGTGAGCTTGAACACTGGCTCATCACTAACACCAACGACAAGGTAGGTATCATTGCTCTTGAAGAGGATTGGCGTAGGACTGTCGATGGTATCTTATCTATTGAGGCTAATGCTCGACTGCATATTGACAGCGTTCGCGCTCAGTTTAGTGAAGAAGAAATCGACAACTTCTTTAATGTTCTTTATGACGGGCAAAATAAAAATCGTGTATTTGTCCACGCCCATCTTGGCATGAACGATGTCGATAGTGTCTTTAGTAAACTACGCTTTATGGCAATGGGCCTTGAGTGTAAGTGGATAGTATTTGACCACTTGCATATGTTACTGTCGATGACAACGGATGGTGACGAGCGACGAAATATAGACGCCATTATGCACAACTTCAGAACGCTGGTTGAAGAGACAGGCGTTGGCCTAATACTTGTGTCTCACCTTAGAAGGATTGATGGTAATCGTGGACATGAAAATGGTATTGAGACAGGACTCAATCACCTACGCGGCTCACAGAGTATTGCTCAGTTGTCTGATTGTGTTATATCTTTAGAGCGCAACCAGCAATCAGAAGATCCTGTTGAGGCCAGCACCACACGAGTACGTGTACTCAAGTCTAGATACACAGGCGATGTCGGTTTAGCGACACACTTGTTTTACGACAAGGACAGTGGTAGGCTCAGTGAGATATCAATGGAAGTAGAAGATCAAAATGAGATTGAATTATGATTGGATGGGTAATAGTATTAGCAGTGTGGATGACTTATATTGAAGTCGAACACCCTAACCGTATGCACGAAATAGAAGCTGAGTCTAATTATGAAGAGCATAGTATTTGATATTGAGGCTGACAGTCTAGAGCCTACAAAGATTTGGTGTATTGCCGCAGTCGATCCTGACTCTGGTGAAACTAAAACCTTTGGGCCGACTGAGATTGTCAATGGCCTTGCATATCTTACGACTGCTGATAAGCTTATAGGCCATAATATTATTGGCTATGATCTTCCAGCAATCAAGAAGATACACAACATAGACTTAACGGAAGGGCGAGCGATTGTAGATACCCTTGTACTTTCTCGTTTATTTAACCCAACACGAGAAGGCGGTCATAGCCTTGAGTCTTGGGGCTATCGCATTGGCCTACAAAAAATAGACCATACAGATTTTGGAGAATACTCTCCAGAAATGTTGAACTACTGCCGTAACGATGCGGTATTGAACGCTAAGATGTTTAACAATCTTAAGTCAGAGTCTCGCGGATTCAGCCGACAGTCAGTTGTACTTGAACACGAGACACTAAAAATTATTGCAGATCAAAGGGAGCGTGGCTTTCTTCTAGATGTTAAGGCCGCAACGCTACTTGTTGCTGAACTGACTGATCGCCTCAAGGAAGTAGAACGTGAGGTACAGAAGACCTTCAGGCCCAAGCAACTAAAAACCATTCTTCTACCACACTTCACCAAAACAGGTGCGCTATCTAGGATGGCCCTTATCCAAGGCTCAGAAAAGAAAAGCCGACTGACACAAGAAGAATATGAAGAGCTTGCAATCAAGCGTAAAGCTGTACGTATTGAAGAAGTTCCTTTCAACCTTGGCTCACGTAAACAAATTGGTGAATATCTAATTGACTTTGGGTGGAAGCCACAGAAGTTTACGCCTACAGGACAGCCAATTGTAGATGAGTCTACGCTCAGTAAAATTACAGATATACCTGAAGCTACACTTATCGCAGAATATCTTTTGCTTCAAAAGCGTATTGCTCAAGTAACTTCATGGCTCAAGGAAGCGCATGACGATGATCGTGTGCGTGGCTTTGTCAATCCTAATGGAACTATTACAGGCCGCATGACACACAACAGCCCCAATATGGCACAGGTTCCTAGTGTTTCCGCACCCTACGGCAAAGAGTGTCGAGCTTGCTGGACTGTACCAGAGGGCTATAAGCTAGTCGGTATTGATGCTAGTGGTCTTGAGTTACGAATGCTTGCACACTACATGAAGGACGAGGACTTTAAAAATGAAATACTGCACGGAGACATACACTCAACTAACCAAAGACTTGCAGGGCTTGAATCAAGAAATCAGGCAAAAACATTTATATATGCACTCCTATACGGAGCAGGAGATGAAAAACTTGGCAGTGTGGTTGGAGGAAACAAACGAGATGGTGCGAAACTTAGAAAGCGTTTCTTCGATAATCTCCCTGCATTTAAACATCTTAAAGACGCAGTTGGACGAGCGGCTTCAAAAGGTTTTATCAAAGGACTAGATGGACGCAAGCTTTATATACGCTCTGAACACGCCGCACTGAATACATTACTACAAAGTGCTGGCGCTATTGTTATGAAGCAAGCTATGATAAACTTACACCGCAACATAAAACTTAATACTCTTGACGCACACTTTGTCTGCAACGTCCATGATGAATGGCAGATAGAAGCTATAGAAAAACAATCTGATTGTGTGGGTCAGTTGGGTGTAGATGCTATTCGTAAAACGGGGGAAGAGCTTGAGCTTTTCTGTGAGCTTGACGGCGAGTACAAGATAGGAGATAACTGGAGTGAAACACACTAAAGTATATACTTTGTGGGGAAATATGTACGCCTCTGATGGTGTTTATCTTCCAGATGAAATCACATCAGGAAGCTATGTACATTGTTGTTGCACACAAGACCGCGAACAATGGATAGAATATAATGGCACATATATTACTGCCTATGATTCAAAAACAGACAAGCATTACGATATATCAGATGATGAGTTTTATGAAGGCTTAGATGAAAATACTCCAATGGCAGAAATATATGATGCTTTTGATTTGGGGCCGGGGACTAGGAGAATAATAAATGGTAAAGAGTGTGTATATTGGACTGATGGTATGTGGATTTCTAGAGAAAGGGTGGAATTAGATGAACGCCCAGCATGAGCCTAACAGAGTCGGTGACCTAGCAGAACACTATGCCGTTACATGGCTATGGGACAACGGCTACCATGTGTTCAAGAACTGTGGATGCACAGGGCCAGTGGACATTGTTGCCATGAACCCAGAAGGCGAGATCACTTTGATAGATGTGAAGTCTTATAAAGACGGTAGGCTCTCTGCAAAGACTTCACTTCAAAAAAAACTTGGTGTACAGTATCTACACTACAACTCAAGGACACGGAAGTGTCGATTCGTAAGGCATAGGAAATGAAACTTGACACATTGATTGACGATATATATGGACAGCTTTCAGCTTTATCCGAAGGCCGTGAATTTAATTTATCAGATGAAGATCTAGACTTTACTGTAGCACGTATCAAAGATTCCATCTTGGCTTGGGCTAGACCATCCGAAAGGAACTCAGAGTTTACTCTGCGTATGTCTAATGTTGGTCGCCCCACCCGACAGCTTTGGTACGAACAAAATCTACCGGCTGAAACGTCATCTCCCGCCCCCGCTGTACAAATTAAATTTCTCTACGGACATATTCTAGAAGAAATTCTTCTGATGCTTGTCCGAGCCGCAGGCCACAAAGTTACTGACGAACAAAAAGAAGTAACGGTCAAAGGCGTGAAGGGCCACATTGACTGTAAGATTGATGGTGAAGTGGTCGATATTAAGACGGCATCTAAGTTCTCGTTTAACAAGTTCCGTGAGGGACGGCTACGAGAAGACGATCCCTTTGGTTATATGTCCCAGCTTGCAGGCTATGAAGAGGCTGAGAAGTCTTCTGAGGGTGGCTTTCTTGTAATCAATAAAGAAAGCGGCGAGTTATGTTTATATCGCCCAGAAGATCTTGACAAGCCCAGCATCAATACTCAAATACAAAACGTAAAGAAAGCGTTAAAGATGGCTACGCCTCCACCGCGCTGTTATGAGTCTGTGCCTGAAGGAAAGAAAGGCAACATGAAGATCCACCGCAACTGTAACTATTGCCCTTATAAATTTGATTGTTATAAAGATGCGAACAACGGTACGGGCCTGAGAGTTTTTAAGTACGCGACCGGCCCTGTATATTTAAGCCATGTTGAAGTAGCGCCAAGGGTGGAGGAAGTTTATAATGAACAGACGCCTTTCTAAAAAAATAAACCAGAAGACAATTGATATTTTTATTGAGTGGCTGAGTAGTGTTATTTCTGAAGAAGAAGCCGCCAAGCTTGTGCGTAAAAACTATAAACAATACGTACCAGAGAATGCTTACTTTTACAAGCAAGGTGTCCATAAAAATTCTTTGTTTACACCCCGCTGGATAAAAAGAACTTTGAAAAGAAAGTTTAGGCAGACCCCACAAAAAGATATAGACAGTTACTGTATGGCTGATCTAAAATGAAAGGGCTGACATTGGAGGCGCTAATATTTTTTTGCGCCAAACAGTTAGCAGAAGAAGAAACCATAGACGATGACTTATTATTTGAGTTGTATGCTATATTAAAAATTCACTTTGAAGGAATACCCACAGTACATTGAAACCAAAAATAAAAAAAGGATATAGGAAGGCTCGCGTTAAACGCCCCGTCGATAAAGCACCTGTGCGTGGATATGATTCTAATTGGGAGTATGAGTTACACTCAGGCATCCTAAATGAATGGAAGATTCATTCTGAACAAACCGCTTATATTGTTGAGCATACTTATCATCCAGACTTTATCCGCGAGATAGATGGAAAGAAAATATATCTAGAGGCGAAGGGGCGCTTCTGGGATCATAATGAATACAATAAGTATGTGTGGATTGCAAAAGCTTTACCAGAAGATATTGAACTGGTCTTTTTGTTTGCTGACCCCAATGCACCAATGCCCCAAGCAAAGCGTCGTAGAGATGGTACAAGACGAAATCACGCTGAGTGGGCCTCTTCTAAAGGCTTTAGATGGTTTTCTGAGGATAGCATCCCAGAAGATTGGATAGATGTTTCAAAGAGAGGAAGCATAGGTGATGATGAATGATCGCAAGCGGGAGCGACTAGAAAAGTTCAGCCGCCATAAAAGAAAAAAGCACGAGGAAAAAGATGAAGCCCGATTGAAACCGCTGAAGAAAAGAAACAAATACAAATTAAATATTAATGACCTAAATGTTATTGATGATATGGAATGAAAACACCTTGTATTTCTGTATGTAAAACAGAGAATGATATTTGTGTTGGCTGTCATCGCACACTAACAGAAATTATTTT